GGGCTGTTGGGGCGTTAGGGGGGCTGTTAGGGGTGTGGGGTATGTCACGGTGGGGTTGGGTTGCGTTGGGGCGTGGGGTGGGTATAATAGGGAAGTGTCCGGTTGAAAAGATGAAGGTTCTGCAAGGTGCGGGGCGCCGGGCAAAGGGGTAGGAGGCCCCAAGAAAATGAGTAACATTTTTGATATTGTGGTGGACGTCAACCTCACCATGGACGGCTGGGAAACCGCACCGGTGGAAACTGACATCGAGGAAGGGATACGCTTATCCTGGACTCGCACGGTCGGGGATTACGAAATTCTCATCTGGGCAACTGGCATTCTCGATGAATACGATCTTGGCTTGACCATTGAGCACCTCCCCAGCGGTGAAATTCTGGAGCTGGAAAAATGGGATGAGCGTGAGCAGATCGACAAAATTTTGGGTGGCAAACTATGGTTAATCAAGAGCATGTTTGAGGATGCTGCCATGGAATGGCTGGAAGACCACTGCTATGATGAGGAAGGAGAGTTTTAGCCATGAAAGTACTGGATCATGTGCCCCTAACCATGCACAATTTTGTGACCGAAGCTTTCAAAACCTTATACATGGGGCACGATTGTTTCCTTGGCCCGGCCGAACCCTGTCCCGCCAATCCCCAGCTTTGGCGCAAGTTTTTCGGTGCCGATGGTTGGAACCGTCAAGGCACATATGATTTTGGGGCGACCTTCACGGGGCACCCCACGGACCACTACTCAAAACATAAAATCGAAGCCCACCTTCTCATTTCTGGCCTGTATGATGATGTGTATATCGAGTGGGTGATGGGGCATGGGGGGCTGGATTACGGGTACGAGTTACCCTACTACTGGCCCGAAGCGACACGTGAGCTAGAAAAGTTTAGCTTCGAGGTGTACCGCGGCTCGCTAGAAAACCCGCAGGCACGGCTGCACCTGCGTGAGTTTATCGACGACTTAACAATGTGACGCATATCATAGTTTCGGGGCTGGTTTTCCTGGCCCCGGACTGGTATAATAGAAAGCATGGAGGATACGATAATGCAAATCATTAAAGAGGTGAAAGACCTTCTTCGTGACCAGCTGGTAGATCTTTGGGATGGCACATGGGAGCGTAAGGAGGATCATCGAGAAACATTTTTTAATTTGGGCTACTGGCATGATTTGGTGTACAAGAAACAGTTTGGCGGCCATGTGGTGTATGTTGGTTGCGCGGGTGAACTAAACGATTTTGTTACTTTCATTGATGTTCAGCGCAAAGGTGGTTCTAGGCGCGTGTGGCTGGAAACACCCGATGACGGGCATGGTATTAATGCTGTCATTTCAGAGCGTGGCCGCAGGCGTTTGGGGCAAGAATTTATTGATACCGCTAGTCGGTTCATGGAGGAAAAATGATTGACCTCCGCATGAAAGCTAAATCGGATTTGCTGCTCATGCAGTTGGATTTGCGGGACGGCACCTGGGATAGTAGTGCAACATTCTTTTCGCTTAAAAGGCGGTGGAATCATTTGCAGTACTGGAAGCGGGTTGGCGGGTACACGGTAGCTGTTGATTGCATGGGATATGTTGGGCCTTGCCGGATTACTATGGATTTGTTCGATGGTCAAGGTGAGGGTATGCTGGCGCATTTGGAAACACCCCAGCATGGTTTTGAGGTGGATAATATTTTGTGCGGTGGGCGTGAGTGGCTGGAAAAAGAGTTCAGCAAGCATGTTTGGGAGTTTGTGAATGCCACATAGTGTAAAGTGCATGGGTCGCGTGCCCCGTACAATGCGTAATTTCCTAAGGTCGCACATCGGTGATGGTGGTGCCCTGAAGTATGGTGGGGATAATCTGTCGTTATACCAGCGTGATCCCCTGTATGATTTGGAGGCGCAAAGGGTTAGCATTTGGCCTATCCCCGGTGGCCCCAATGACAACATTTCTCTATGGGCCTTGGCGAGATTTGATGTTATGGCCCCGTTCGAGGAGCAGGAAATGGAGGTGTTACTGAGGGTCTACCAGAGAGCAGGGCGCCGCCACCACCGCGTGTTTTTCAGGTGGCGCATATCGTACGGTAAACCCGCGGGTGATGATCTTCTCGCCGTCTGGCCGGAGGCTAAGAACATGCTTAACAAGTTTCTGCAACAATGCTACACGCTGCGCCCTGGGCAAATAATCCCACATGACGGGTACACCCAGGCGGAGGTTGCGGAGATTGGGAAACAAAATCTTGAACGTATGCAAAAAATCTTAAGGAGTAACTAATGGAAACATTGCAAGAATACCAGGCTGGCATACTTGAGCGGGTGGAGAATTTTCCCCGCGGTGGAATACCAGAATGGGTGGAGGCACAGGTTTTGTTGCATGAGGTTGACGCCCTGGCCCGCTATGGCTACCCGATTGAGGGCATGAGCGTAAGCGACTACGCGGCTTTGGTGGCGGCTGTCACACCCCCGTGGCATGCTGCTAAAACCCCTGTTGAGGCTGCGCAAATCATGACTGCTAATATTGGTGTGGTTGCGGGTGGTTCGATGAGTCCGAGGGAAATTAGCCACATGCGCAGTGTGCTGATTCCCGAGTCGGAAGTGATTTTCCGTCTGATGCCTGATGGTTTTTCTAAGGTGCAGTTTGCTGCTAATTTGGTGGTTGTGCTGGAAACCGTGGATAAGGTTTTGAAGGAGTCGTTATGAACATGAACATTGACGAGTTTAAGGAACACCTGAAAAAACAGGTTGATGGTTTCCCGAAAGCGGGGGTGCCGGATTGGGTTGTTGCCACCCCCCCTGCTGCTACAGTTGTCCCTGCTCAAAGATGCGGGGCAGGATGTGGGGGTTTCGGAAGAAAAGCTCCGGTTCCTGGCGGGTGCCGCGACGCCCCCGTGGTTGGGGGAGTCGGACCCTGTGAAGATTGCGGAAATGCTCATCGAAAACGCGATGGCTGTTTTCAATAATTTTGATGATTTTGATGTGCTCACTTTTGCGCATGGGGTAATCGTGCCCTATGCTAATGCGGTAATCCCCCTGCTTTCGGATGATGATTTAGTGCATAGGCTAGAGCATGCTGAGGGCGTTTTGTTTGATGCTATCGCCTACGAATGCTAACATGTGACCAACATCACCACCCGTTTCCCGGTTTAGACTTGCAGTCTAGGCCGGGGATTGTTATAATGGGGGCATGGTTAATATCAATTGGGGCGCGGCAATGACCGCGGCGCAGGAAGGCCGTTTGGCAGAATTTTTCCGCAGGGTGCTAGAGCGCAAGGATGATACGGAGCGTGAAAAAGTAGCGTACAAGGTTGATGGTTTCACACAGTTCACTGAAGATTGTTTCCGCAAGTTTGCCGAGGATTATGCGTATCTGCTGGGGGTGAATGAGGGCCTGGCCACCCTGGATGTGATTCAGGATGGTGTAAAAACTGGCGTGGCGGTGGAAGAGCTCTTGGCCAAGGCTGAAGAATGCCACAACCACACCATGTGCATGTTCCGTGAAGGTGAAAAAATTGATGACACGGAGGACAACGGTATCGCCACACGCTTGTATAAAATCGCCTACGAGTTCCATAAGGCAAGCCTGCAAAACTGTTTGAAAGGGGAAACCAAGTGACAAACCCATGGTGGGAAGACTGCTGTGACGACCCTGATGGGATTGATGAGTATGATGTTTTCATGCGGGAAAAATATTGGGTGATCGAACAGTTACGTAAGCTGCACCTGCCTGAAACCCCGCGCGAGTTGTTCAATGAGGATTGCGCTTATGATCTTCTGGTTGACGATGAGGCGGAAAAATGGAAGCTGAATTATTGGGGTGCCGATAAGGCCGCTGTGATTGATGCGCTGGGACGGTCTGACCTTCGCTACCCCAACACTGGGGGCAATTACACAAAGGTGGAGCCCCGGGTAATGCAGCTTTGGTACCGTGATCCGGTCGCGTTGCATGAAGAGAAAATTTTGCGGCAATGCATTAATTTCATCAACCCGGACATGGAAGACCCCAACCCCCCGTATATTGCTTTTAATTATCTTCTTGCGGGGGATGTGATTGGTGAGGGCAAGTATTATACGACTTTCTACGGTGGCCATGATTATGAGGCGGTGCCTAACAACGCGTGGACCGGCCTCCGTATCGTGGATGACAATTTGGAAAACGCCAAAAAGTTGGATGCTATCGCCCCTTGGCGGCACCGTGCTATGGCGATGTTCAGGCAGGATGTGGAGAAGGTTTTGGCCGCAAAAATCAGTATCGGGCCTGACACCGATCGGGAAATCGCTACACTTTTGCACATGGACAAACACCACCCGGGTGAAAAATTTGTTACCGCTGGTGATGGATCTGTGTGGTTGTGGCGTCAAGACTGATTTGCAAACAGGCAAGTAAAGGAGTATAATAAGAACCATGGCAACATTCGAGAAGATGAACCGGGTTGACCGGTTGTTGGAAGAATACTACCGGCATAAGCCGGGCTGGTATATTGCTTATGGCTGGTTTTATGACCGGGTGCTTGATACTGAAAATGATGAGTGGATTCTCGACCCTGACGCGCCCGAGGGCATGGAGGCAATCAAGGAGTTGTTGCCTCAGGCTTGGGTTGGTGCGCGTGTGCATGACCTACGCAAGGGCCCTGTGCGGTTTGAGGATATGCGGTTTTATCGCCGTGAGGATGATAGTTGGTTTTTCTCACAGTATGTGATGCTGCCCCGGGCCGGGGGCGGGAACTGCATGTACTACTTCAACATGCACCGCGAACACGACGATGCCGAGTCGTTCCTGTTTCTTAATATTGGTCATGGTGCGGATCACCAATGGTCTGGCATCGAATCTTGTTCCGGTGATCCTGATTCTGATGCGATGCTTGATATTATTCTGCCTGGTTGGCGTGAGGTGTTGGCGGAGTTTGATGCTAAATGTGAGAAGTTTCTTGCCGAAAATGACCCCCTGTCCCAGCCGAAATGTGAGGATGTGCCAGTAAGCTAAGATGAAGCCCTGCCCCACTGTTTGTGGGGGTGGGTGAAGTCGACACCACATGTTGGTGTTGGCTATCCCCCGTCCCTAAAATGTGAGGAAAAACACATGAAATTGGATCATTCGTTTGAAGAGTTCGATGCGGAAATGAAGCGTCAACAGCGCCTTTGGGTTGGCCTGATGGTGTTTGCGGTGATCGTGAAACTGGTTATTGTTGTTGCGGCTATTGCCGCCCTGGTGTACGCTGTGGCGCACTTCATGTAAGGAAAGGTAATTGTGACTGAATTAACACAAACCCCTGATGGTGGGGAAACTAAGGGCTTGGGCATGGGCACCGTGGCTATCAAAAAAGACCCTGGCGCAGAGGAGGTGAAGGGTATTGCCCATAAGCTTGCGTTGGCGTCGAAAGAGATTGGGGCCGTGGGCAAATGGGGGCAAAACCAACACCAACGGTACAATTTCCGCGGTATCGAGCATGTCATTAACGCTGTTCACCCGGTGTTTTCGCGGCTTGGTATCGTCATCAAGGTGAAGGTTTTGGATTGGCAATATGAAGTTGCTACCACATCGAAAGGCGCTGGTCAAATCCGTGTGCGCTTGCTGGTGGAGTACACGTTTATTGATGGCGAATCGGGCGATGAACTGTCGGCGACCGTGCCTGCGGAGTCGTTCGACACGAGCGATAAGGCCACCTCAAAAGCGATTAGTGTTGCGTTGCGTACTGCCCTCACCCAGGTTTTGTATATCCCCACGATGGAGGTTGACCGTGATTATTCTCACATCACGGTTGACGGCGTGGACCATTCGGAGGTTGATAGCAAGCCTGATAAGCCGGCTGATTTGTCGGAAGAGTTTATTACACGTGTGATGGGCATCACTGATCTTGAGGTGTTGCGGAATGACTATATGAATCTTGAGCAAAAATTGCGTGAGGACCCCCGAGTGATGCGCTTGTATAAGGATTGCAAGGACCGTTTGGAAGGCAAGGCTGATGCTGGTTAAAGTGCAGCTTGTTGATGATACGCCCCGTTTGGGTGTGGATGAGTTACGCGATGATGATGCTGCTTTCATTCTTCGCTTGCTGGTTGTTGGCACGTCTGGGAATGATTGGGAAATGGATACTTTCTTAGACTTTGTTCATGTCCCCAAGGATTGCCTGGTTTCCCGCTTGCAAGATTTGGCCATTGCCGGCTGGGTGGATGACACTATTAATTTTAGCCCTGGCCGCATGATGACCATCGAGGTTGTGGCCCCGCATGGTTGCTACTCGGTGCCCCGGGGGCAGGTGAGCCGGCCGGTTCGTAATAAATACACTGATGGGTTCGAGGCGTTTTGGAAGGCTTACCCGCGCCGGGTGAATAAGGCCAAGGCGTTTCGGGCGTGGAAGAGCGCTACCGAAACTATTTCTGAGGATATTCTGATAGATGCTGCCAAACGGTACGCGGCTTATCATGACTCGGTGGGCACGGATCAACAGTATATCAAACACCCTACTACCTGGTTGAATGGTGGAGAGTGGGATAGTGTACCCGCGGTACCGTCACTGTTACGTAAACCACCCAGCCCAGAGTATGAGAGTTTACACATTGATGATTTGGAGGCGTGGGCCCGGTAATGAGTATCAGCATGGAGGCCACCGAAAAATTATTGGAGAAAATGATCGTGTCGGTGTGGGGTTTCAAACGCCCCCAAAACACCACGGAGCACGATATCCTGGTTGGCGTGTGGTATCAATCGTTGAATGCTATTGGTGACTACCCGGAGCCGGTGTACGATATGGCCTTTGGCCGCTGGTTTGGTTTAGCAAGGGCCACCGATTCACCCCCAAGGCCTGGGGATATTCTCACCCACTGTGGCCATGTGATGGCGGATTTGGGGCGTGACCCTAAAATGCGTGAACGCGTGAGGCTGTGGCGTGAGGAACGCCGCAAGAAGATTGATAGCCTTTTGGCTGAAGAAGATAATGATAACAAGATAGGAAATGACGATGAGTCTTGATGTTTCATTCCGCGGCAACCTTGGCGGCGACCCAGAATTGCGGTTTACGCAGGCGGGGAAAGCGGTGTGTTCCTTCAGTGTTGCCAATACTGATTATAAGAAAGACCCCGATACTGGCAACTGGGATGTGACGGACACAACATGGGTGCGAGTGTCGTGCTTTGACCGGCTTGCTGAATCGGTTGCTAATAATTTGCAAAAGGGCGACCGGGTTGTTATCACAGGCCGGCTTGTGAACCACGAGTACCAGAATAAGAATGGTGAGACTGCCCACAGTTTGCAGATGACGGCAACCGCTATCGGTTTGGATTTGACCGGAAAACGATTCCAGGACCAAGGCGAAAACATGGCGCAGGGCGGTAGTCTACAGCAGCAGGCGCAACAGGGTTGGATAGGTGCGCAGCAGCGCTACCAGCAGCAACAGCAGCCGCAAATGCGCGGGCCGCAACAACCATGGCAAGGAGGTGTGGATAATGAGCAGCCCCCGTTCTAAAGAAAACACGGTACTTGTGTTCACAAAACCAGCCTGCCCACAGTGCGACGCGGTAAAAAAGTGGTTTGACAAGCACCCGGATGTTCCGGTAGAATACGCCCCCATTGATGAGAATGTTCTAGCCCAGGCCGCTGCTGATAATGTTTTGCAGGCCCCTGTGGTGGTGCTTGTTAAGGATGGTTTAAGGGAGCATGCGCATGGCGGGTTTAATCGGCTTCGCCTGATGGAGTACCGCAAAGCCCTCCTGTCGTAGTAGTTGTTCATTGCCCCCCCCTGTTGTGGGGGGTTCTAGTTTATGTGGGGAGAAAAACACGTGAATGAAACCTTAGCATTGGATGAGGAAAAAACCCTGTTGGGTTGTTTGCTGATGGGGGGTGTGGGCGCGGGTGAGGTGTTCACCCTGGTTGAAGCCAAAGACTTTCAGCATTGGGCACACCAAGCGGTGTTTGCGGTTATGCAAGATTTGTTCATGGCGGGGGTTGATATTGATGCTATTAGTGTGCTAGGCGGGTTGGAGAAGCGGGGCGAGCTGGGCAGGATCAACGGCACCATGGTGCATGACCTGCTATCCAAAGCCACGATGAAAAGCGACATACCATTCCTGGCAGGCAATGTCAAGGAGCGTTCCCGTAAACGCCAACTGTGGTCATTGGCGGCACATATGGAAACCCTGTGTAAAGAACCATCGGTCACATCAACGGATGTTTTGGGCAGGGTTCGTGACGGTTTGGATAACATTATGCTATCGTCGTCGGCGGGCGGTGCGCATCATTTGGCGTTTGATGAATCGTTGGATTGGTTAGCTGATGCTATGGCGGGGCAACTACCGCAAGGGGTGATGACCGGGTTTCGTGGCCTGGATTCGATGCTGCAAGGGTTGCAGGGTGGCCAGTTGGTTGTGGTTGCGGCACGGCCTGGGTGCGGTAAATCCACCCTGGCGGTTGATTTTATGCGGGAAATCAGTATCAGGAATGGGGCTGCTACCTTGATGTTTTCGTTGGAAATGTCTTCGAGGGAGATTCAGCAGCGTATTTTGGCGGCGGAAACTTGCACGAATATTAGTGCTATCCGTGGCGGGCATGTGTCGGTTGACCAGTTTGAGGTGTTGAAACAAAAGGCTGGGGAAATATCGGATGCCCCTATCTATATTAGTGATGATGCTAGCCAGACGATCATGGATATTGTTTCGAGATCGAAAATTGAGGTGCGCAAGAATGATGTGCGTTTAATAGTCGTTGACTATTTGCAGTTGATTACCCCCGCTAATGTGAATGTTCCACGTCAGGAGCAGGTGGCGCAGATGACACGACAGCTGAAAATTCTTGCTAAGGATTTGAATGTGCCTATTGTGCTGGTTGCCCAGCTGAACCGCAATAGTGAAAACCGGGATGGTGGCACGCCTAGGGCTTCTGATCTGCGTGAATCGGGTGCGATTGAGCAAGATGCTGACATTATTTTGTTGATTGATAGGCCCGATGCGAAAGACCCTGACCACCAGCGGGCGGGTGAGGCGGACATTATTGTGGCGAAGAACCGTGGTGGGGCGACCGGTGTGCATACGATTGCTCACCAGCTTCACTATTCGAGGTTTAAAGAGTTTCCCCAAGGAATGTGATTCTAGTCACATTGGTTTGACAAGTAGCTCACATTCGTGTATAATATGTGACGTAAGTAAATAAAACTCTGGCACTGAGGAAAGGCTGAGAAGTGAGTTTAGTTGAGCGGTTCAACACCGCGGCGGACGCCATGGGTCCGAAACCCCCCACATCATACGAATGGTTGGATAGTTTCGGTGAGGAACGCGAGGCAATGGTCAAGGCTTTGACCAGGGATGATGTGGTGCTGCATGATTTGTGGCTGGTCGCTTCGGCACTGCAAGGTAATCCATATCCGCACCAGTACAAAGCATTCTGCACCCTGGTGGCGAACCTGCGTGCGGGTGTTCGCTAAGAAGTTTTTAAGGATAAGTGAAGCATATGGGTGATGTTGATAAAATGATGAGTGCCCCCCCAAAGGGGGTTGTCCCGGGTGTGGTGATGGACGGCATCGAGGGTGTTGTTACCTCACCCCCACGAACCACCCCACCATCTGAGGATGATTGGGGGCATGTGCTGGAAGCGTTCGGGCTTGATGCCGAAAAATATTCAGTCGAGGGTCCGGTTCGGCATTCGGCTTGGGAAGTGCCTGGGCATGGTGTGCAGCATGCTTACCGCGCTAAGGTTGTTCTAAGGCCGCAGCATAATAGTGATATTGAAGACTTGCTGGATTCCATTTATTTGGGCACGGTTAATAATGTCACACGTGACGGAAACTGGTTGACTATTGTGCTGTCGGACACTCATATTGGGAAGAGTGTTGAGGCCGGTGCTGGTACCGAGTATTTGATTGACCGGTGGAAAACCGGGGTGATTCGAGCCTTAGAACACCATGAGAATATTGGTGGGGTGAACCTGGTTTTTGCCGGTGACCTGATCGAGGGCTACACCTCGCAGGATGGTAAGATGATTGCCGAATGCGACCTGACCCTTGCGGAGCAGCTGCGCACCTGCCAACACCTGGTGTCGTGGACTGTTCAGGAAATCCTATCACACGTTGATGACCTGGTTGTGGCCACAGTGCCGGGTAACCATGGTGAAACAACACGCAAACAATCCCGACCCATGTCCGACAACTACGATATCATGATCGTTTCCGCTGTTCAGGACGCTTTCAGCATGGTTGATTCGGAAATGATGCGGGGCAAAAATGTGCGCTGGCTGTACCCGGATTATACCCGCGGCAGCGTCACCTACGATTGTAGGGGCACGGTGTTCACGATTGTGCACGGGCATTTATTCAAAGGGCAAATCAGTGGTGCGGAAAAATGGTGGTCTGGCCATATCGCTAATGATAGTGAGGAAGCCCAAGCGGATATTCTCATCAGTGGGCATTTTCATAATTTTCATATCGAGTCATGGACCGCTAAACGGTGGATCGTGTCGGCGCCGGCGTTAGAAAAGGAATCCACCTGGTTCCGTAACCGCACCGGCTCGACATCGTACGGGGGCGTGTTGTCGTTCATCACGGTTGATGGTGTGCCACGTAACATTAACATTTTCTAAGAAAGAAAGGATCATATCATGGGTGATTACTATAAGTTTGGGGACACGCAGGTGTGGGACATTTCACGTCATTTGACCGGGAACGCTGCCCAAGCGCTGCAATATATTGCGCGGTCTTGCCGGCTTGACGGACTGAATAAGCATGCTGACCTGGCGAAACGTATTGAGGATTTGGACAAGGCGCGGGACATGTTGTTGGATGAAATTTGGCGGCTTATTGGTGAGGGGGCAGGCCCTGACGATAAGATCAGCCTACAGGTTGATGATGATTACGAGGGCGTGATCCACGATGAAGCATAAAGATTTTTTCTTACAAGTCACAGCGGATGGTGTGCCCAGGCCCCAAGGCAGCAAGAAAGCGTTTGTGCGCGGGGGCAAAGCGGTGCTGGTTGAGCAATCGGAGGGCTTGAAAGAATGGCGTGAGCATGTGGCCAGTAGCGTGTCAACCCACATGCAATACCAGGGCTTAGAAATGATTGAGAACGCCCCGGTGGAGGTTCGCCTAGTTTTCGCCATGCCCCGCACTAAAGCGATGAAACCAACCGACCCCCTGACCATGATCCAACGCCCGGATATTGATAAGCTGGAGCGTGGAATCCTTGACGCCCTCACCGGGGTGGTTTTTAAGGATGATTCCCAGGTTTGCGTGGTTCATAAGGTGAAGCGTCGTTGTGCACCGGGCGAGCCCCCGAATGTGTTTATCGAGGTGGAACTAGCGAAAGACCAGGTTACGGCATGGTAGACTATGAGTTGAAAGAAGAACTACTGCATGAAACCCGTGAGGTGTTTATCGGGTTGCGTAGCCTGGTTGAGTCGGTGGGTAACCGCCGTATGCAGGATGCTACCCATGCGGATTTAGCGGTTGAGCTTATCGACTACCCCGATGCGGATATCAAGCATCTGGGTATGCTGGTACAGGTGTTGGTGTCGCGTGGGTCTTTACATTCGGGTTGGTTAAGGTTTTTCTGGGTTTCCAAGAATGGCAGGGTTGTTGGTGGGGCCAGCACCCTAACCCCCGATGATGTTTACGATATCGTTACTGAGGTTGAGCATGCTATCAACCAGACCTACAATGACTTTGAAGAGCTGGAAACCATCTTCGAGGCGTGGGCTAAACAGCGCCTGTTTTCTAAGCGAATCCTTGGATACAGTGACTATGTGCCGGATTGGGTGCAGTATGATGTTGCTGCTGAGAAAATCGGTTGCCCCCCATCGTCTATCCTTGAGGCGGTGAATTGTGATTTTATACGGCACAAGGCGCATCTTGGTGCTTTGATGGTGGATTTGCGCAGTGTGCGGGCTTGGAGGGCAGGCCGGAAACACTAATATTTTGTTGTGGCATGGTATAATATTCCCCTGAAAATTGTTTGTTTAAACGCTTTTTAGGGGAATATTTTTATGGGTTTATCAGCTAGCGCTAGGGGCTACGGTAAAATGCACCAGCGTGCCCGTGAAAGTTTGATGCTTCGTTTGCGTGATGGTACCCCGTGCCCGTGGTGTGGCAGGCCAATGTATGCTGTTGCTGTGAAGAATTTTGACGGTAAGCCGCTTGCTGCCGACCACCTGAATTTTCATGGGGCGAGGAACGGGGAACTACCGGAACGCTTGTTGCATTTTACTTGCAACAGTCAGCGGGGCGGTGGCGAGGTTACCACTAGTGAGGTTCGGAAAATTGTTGTGATGGGTCCCCCGTGTGGGGGTAAAACCACGTGGGTTAGCGAGCATGCGAAACCGGGGGATATAAGGATCGACTATGACCATTTATGCAACCTTATTGGCGGCTACCCTATCGGTAATCATGATTACCCACAAGTGGTGGCAAGACTGGTGAGGAAAGCAAGGCTGCTACTTATTAAGGAAGCTTTGAAGCAGTCCGAGACTGACGTGTATATTATTCACTCCACCCCTAGCGAGTCGGCACTACTGCGCTATGCGGAAGCCGGGTGCGAGTTTAAACGTATTGATCCCGGTGAGGCGATTGTTCGTGAGCGTTGCGCTCGCCTGCGCCCGAAATCGTTCATGCTTGGTGTTGATAAATACTATGAGAGTATGCGTAAAAAAAACACCCCCGTGGCCGCTGCTGATGGTGGGGGCAAGGGGTTTTGGGGCTAGAGCTTGAGAGGTAAAACGTATGGCCAGAATATACGATGGTAAGGAATACCCGGAAGATTGGTTGTCGGGGGGTCGGTTCGTTTACGATTCCTACCGGGAAGAACCCAAGTCCGTTAGCATGGAAAATCTTATCATTATCGCATGCCGACAACGCGACCGAATCGACCGTTTGAAACGCGAGTACAGCAAGATTGTGCGGGGCGTGGTGAAGCAGGTTGAGGAAGAAAAACCTAAGAAGAATGCCAACAACATTGATAATGAGGATGACGAGTTACCCCGCTACATCGTCGTTGTGGACTCTTTGATGGGGGAGATCCGCAACCAGGAAGACCTGTTCCGCAAAACCATTAACGATGTGGAACGGCACCGCATCAACGCTGTGAAACAGATAAGGCAGGAAAAAGATAATGGTGACGCCTACTACGTCGATGGTAAAGAGAAAGCCTTTTCCGAAATCATCGGCGCACAAAACTTTAAGGGGTAAGCAAACCCCGTATAATTTGCGGGAAGCCCCCGCCTACGATCATGGCGAGGGTAGGGAGATTATTGCTTTCGCTAAGATTATTGGGGTAGAGCTTATGCCGTGGCAAGAGTATGATATTTTGGCCATGTGCAGCAAGAATGAGGTTGGCCGATATGTTCACTCTGACAACATTTTGATTATCCCTAGGCAGAATGGTAAGAGCCTTGGTATTTCCCTTATCTGCTTGTACCGTGCCATAAAATACGGTTGGCGCATACTATACACAGCCCAGCTGTGGGACACCGCTAATAGCATTTATTTGAATCTGCTTGGGGTGGTGAAAGCATTTCCCCCGCTTGCGGGTATGCTTACACGTTTTTCAGGTTCGCAGGGTAAGGGTGTGCTGGAGTTTTCGTGTGGCGGGGTAATCTTTTTCCAAACCCGCGGCGATGATACGGCGCGTGGTATCACGAAAATATCGTGTGTTGTCTATGATGAGGCATACAACTTGACTGACGGCTCCGTGGCTGCTATCAACTTTACCACCCAGGCGGCTGATGATCCGCAGTTTTTTTATATTACCTCAGCTGTTCATAAGGCTTTCAAGGCCCACCAGGATGGCCGGGTTATTTCGGCGATGCGTAGGCAGGCGTTGGCGGGGCCTGACCCGGTTGACCCCATCTACCTGGCGGAATACAGGGCACCTGGTGACGCACAGCCTGATGCTGAAGAAACCTGGATTTTGGCGAACCCGTCCTATGGTTTCATCATGGATGAGACGAAGATTAGAAAACAAATGAAACGACTCAACACCGAGATTGGTAGGATCAATTTTGGTGTCGAATGCCTGGGTTGGGGTGACTGGTTCAATGATGAAGACGATGAAGACTTTACACCAATTATTGATTATTCCGATTGGGAAGCTGCTACAGTGGCTGATCCCGTACTGTGTAGTGTCGGGCCTGTGTCTGCTGTTGGCATTGATGTTGACTTGGGGGCTGTTGGCTGCGCGCTTGTGAGCGCGGAGAAAATGGCTGATGGGAGATGGTTTTTGTCCCTTGCTCCCCGTGATGAGTTTGACCGTGTGGGGGTTGTTGCCGATATTGAGCGGGTGATTGGGCTTCGTGACCCGATTGGGTTTGCTTATGACCAGAAGGGGGTTGCGGAGACTTGCACGGCATTGTTTGAGCAGCGGGGTTTGGAGCCCACAAGGTTTAATAAAACCGAGGTTTCTAAGGCTTATATGTTGTTTATGCAATTGTGGCGTGATGGTAAGATCAAGCATGATGGTTCCCCGCGCTGGGTTGATGCTTTGTCGGTTGTTTCTGAGAGAGATATTCAGGATTCGGGTAAGGCTTTGAAGCGAAATAATCCGGCCGGGTGCCCTATCATTGCTGCGTCGTTTGCGTTGTTGTTGGCTGCGGATTATAAGCCTGCTGAGGTTGATGTTCGGCGTGCACCTAGGGTTTCGATGCGTATTTCCCGGAAGCGTCGCGGTTTGTGATTTTGGCCACGCCACAGTTTGCCGTGTGCGGGGCTACTGGAACATGCCTGGTGTGATTGTTCATTCTAGATGTTTGCCCCGCCTATAGGGCTGCTAGACGCCCTAAATAACATTTGCCCTGGTGGGCAGGTTTACTACTTGAAAGGTTAATGGAAAGATGATGGGGCTACGAAAATTCTTTGCAAAGTTCAAGCCGAAGCGCACAAAAGAAATCGGCACCGCCACCCCCACAGGGGGGTACCATGGTTACCAGCGTTTGAATGATACGAATATTGATTTGCGATTCCCCCGCAATATTGCGGTTTATAATAAGATGCTTAAGGAAGATGAGCAGGTGTCAATGGCATACAGTGCCTGTACGCTTCCGGTGCTTCGTGCAAAATGGCACATTGATTCGAATGGTGCCGACCCGGAGGTTGTGGAGCGGGTAGCCCAAGACCTCAAGCTCCCTATCCTTGGTGTTGATTCACCTCCCGTGACCAGGCTTTCTAGGGGGGTTTCATGGCAAGAACACCTGCCCCAGGCGCTCTTGGCGTTGGTGTTCGGATTCGCATACTTCGAACAAGTGTACGAACAGGACGAAACGGGTTGGCACCTGGTGAAACTCGCCCCGCGTTGGGCTGACACTATCTCAAAAATCAATGTGGATGAAAATGGTAACTTAGAATCTATTGAGCAAAAAAGTGTGCGGCTCGATGACGGCACCAAGCTTGCCCCCGTGATCCCCGTTGATAGCCTGGTTGGGTATGTGTATCGCCCTACTAATAGCGATTGGATGGGCACTAGCATTCTTCGCCCTTGCTATCGCCCGTGGCGGCTTAAGGATGAGCTGCAGCGGCTTCAATTAAAAACTCTTGAGAGAAACGGCATGGGCATACCGGTCTATGTGGCGTCGAAAGAAACCTTGTTGGGTCGCCCTGAGGATTTGCAAGATGAGATTGATAGGGGGCAAGAATTAGTTGAGGCTATCCGTGCCGATGATTTTGCAGGGGTGTCAATCCCGCCCGGCGCATCGTTCGAGTTCAAAGGTGTTTCCGGCCAACTACCGGACGTGTCGGGGGCCATCAAATCATACAATGATGCTATCGCCAAAAGTGTCCTAGCACACTTCCTAAACCTTGATGACGGTGGAGGATCATACGCCCTAGCCGACACGCAGTCATCGTTTTTCACGCAATCGTTGCAAACCATTGCGGACTGGGTGGCGTTGACGGCGCAAAAGTATATTGTTGAGGATTTGATAAGCCTAGCATTCCCGGACTACAAAGGCCCCGTGCCCCTCATTAACTGTGACCCCATCGCATCAAACAGTGAACTGAAACCTGAGATGTGGCCTAACGCTGTTGCGGCTGGTTTGGTTGACCCCAACGACCCCGTGACACGGAAATACTTTCACCGTAAAATGCAAATCCCTTGGTCCGGTGACACTGAAACTAATAATATTGACAATAACGAGGGTGATGTTTTGTTGTAGTATGTTATAATATTCCGCATGAATGAATGGAATTTCTTTTCCGACATTTCCGACTGGGATATTGACCTGGCAGGATTCCGTGAATTCATCAACCAAGCCACCGAGGAACCGTTAATAATTAATATTAATTCCTACGGTGGTGACGCAATGCTTGGTATCGCCATCGCTAATATTATTCGCAGTAGTGAAAATAGTACGGTGGCGAATATTTGGGGTATCGCAGCATCGGCGGCTAGTGTGATAGCGGTGGCGTGCGACCGTGTTGTTATGCAACCGTCCGCAACCCTCATGATACATGATGCTTGGACGTGGGATGCTGGTGGGACTATCCCCGAATTAGATTCCACCCGTGAACAACTCAATCAGCTGTCGAATCAGATTGCTGATATTTATGTTTCTAAGGCTGGTGGGACACGTGAGCAGTGGCGTGAGTTGATGGGTGCGGAAACTTTTTACACTGGTCAGGCGGCTGTTGAGGCTGGTTTAGCTGATGAGGTTGTGGCCAGTGATGCTGGTGATGGTGCGGAAAATAAGAGTTTGCGTAAAATTGTTAATATGCATAAACGCATGTTTGCAGCTAAGCTGCGCGAGCATGCTGTTGATGCTGATGATGGTTCCGAAAATGAGGATGTTATGGAGCTGAAAGACCAGCTTATCAAAATTTTAGAATTAGATGATACCGCCACCGATGATGATATCATCGAGGCCGTGCAAAAGCTTGTAGACGATGGTGCGGATAAAGAGGAAACCACTAAGAGTGGCGAGCCGGAAGAGTCGAAGCCTGCCGAAAACTCTCTGCCTAAGGGCATGGTTGCTGTTGACGAATACACCTTGTCTGAGCTGCGTAAAAGCGCCGACGCTTTGAACAAGATGCGTGAGGAAGCACGGCGTGCTGAGGTTGTGAACCTTGTGGATGAGGCTATCAATTCGGGCCGCATTTCAGCTAACGGCAAGGACGCTTGGGTTAACTCCCTTTTGCACGATTTTGAGGGCGGTAAGGTTCTGCTTGAGAATCTTGCACAGGGCACGGCTGTTAAGGCTAATGGTGCACGCGGCTACGAGAACCGGGGCAAAGTGAATGGTTTGCGTTCCGGCTTGAAGGTTCGGCAGATTTTCTAATAGGAAGATTGAATATAGATGACTAATCAGATTTTAACCGGTAACGCTTCTTTCAAGGCGGCTGCTAATGTTGTTGGCTACCGGTGTGTTAAACTCACTGGTGACGGCGTTGAGCATGCTGGTGCTAGTGATGACGTGTACGGTGTGGCGATTCAGAACGCCTATAAGACCCCGGTTGTGACCATTGGCCAGACCGACCGTGTGACTGTGGTAACCTCCCCCGCTATTATTAATATTGCCTGTGATAGCACGGATGATTTGAAGACCGGGGATAAGGTGTACGCGGCCGCGGATGGTAAGGTTGCTAAGACAGGCACTAAGCCTGTTGGTTTTGTGGTGCGTAAGGGCCGTAAGCATGTGTCGGTTCGGCTAGTGACCCCACTGGTCTGATAAGAAGAAGGTGAGAAAATGGCTTTTATTCTAGGTGAAAACAGTGGCGGTTCCTACACAGTATCTGACTATGTGGACGAGCCGGAGCTGATTGTTGATGAGATTGTGAGCATTGTTCAGGATGCCGCTATCGAAAACGTGTTCTATTCCGATGATGGTGAAACCACAGCTAGCGCCATTATTTTCAAGCAGCGGGTAACCCCGTTCCTGTCCGAAAGCCCGCATGAGGTTGCGGAGTTTGAGGAAATCCCCACCGCCGATATTCGTGTCGGTGATGATAAGGTAGAGAAGGCGTTTAAGATTGCGGAGGGTTTGCGTGTTTCTTATGAAATGATTAAGGACAATCGTATTGATCTTCTGTCGCGTGGTGTTGAGCAGTTGGCTAATGAGTTCTTGTATGCTAGTGCACGTCAGGGCCTTGACCGTGTGAAGGCGGCTACTGATGAGCATAATCAGGTGGTGTCGGCTGGTACCCCGTGGGCTACTGTGACGGCGGAGATTGGGCAGGATGTTTTGCGCGCCTGTGCAATGGTCTCATCTGCCCTTATTGATGGTGATGTTGATGATGAGCGCAAGGCAGCCCTGGGCTACACCCCTGACACTATCGTGATGCACCCGTCCGTGTGGTACAACATTATTGGCAATAAGACTATCCAAGCTGCGTTTATTGGCGCTAACTCTGGGGATAACCCCTATTTTAAGGGTTTCCAGCCGTATAAGCCTTGGGGTTTGGATGTTGCCGTGAGTCAGTATGTTGACCCGAAGCAGGTGTATGTTTTGCAGGCCAAGAAGCCGGGCGGTAAGAAATTCTTAGACCGTCCACAGGTTACCCCCCTGTACTCGCCCTATGGTGATAGTAGTATTGGTGGCGCAACGATGGAGTACCGGGCTGATATTATGGAGCGTTCTATTCGTGCCCTGTATGACCCTAAGGCTGTTGCACGGATTCAGGTGGGCTAATCATTATGAGGATTCGCCTAAAGATTGGGATTTGGTGGCAGCCCACGGATGATGGTGGTGAGGTGTTGCGCAAGCGTGGTGACGTGTTTGACGCTCACCCGCTTGACGCCGCCCGGCTGATTGGTTCGGGTGTGGCTGAGGACGCTAACGTGAAGCATGATAAGGTTGAAACTATCAATCTGGGCTTGCCTGAGGTTCCGCCAGTCGATGACGATAGCCCGGACGATGACAATAGTGACCCCACCGATGACAGTAAACGCCCTGCACAAGCCGCTAAGGTTGAGTTGTGGCGGCAATACGTTGCTAGCCTTGGGGCCAGTGAGAAAGATATTAAAGGTTTGACCAAGCCTGAGCTTATCGCTATGGCCGATAAGCTTAGTTGATAGGAAGGTGGCGGGGTGGAGAAGTTATCGGTTGATGATATTGGGGTGATGATGCCCCGCCCCTTCCTTCCCGGGGAAACAGACAGGTGCCGTGCCCTGATTGACTTGGCCTATGAGAGGATCGAGTTTGAGTTCGCTAGGCGCGGTTTAGTGTTGCGTGATGAGATTGTTTCTAAGCCTTGGCTTACGACCGCGGTCAAAATTGTTGTGCGCACAATGGTTGTAGAATCTCTACTAACCGGCGTGAACATTAACATGGTGAGCGTGTCGTCAACCACGGGGGAACAGTCCGACAGCGCTACCTTTGCAAAGACCGGGACAGAGGGGTTCGGGGGCGTGTTTCTCACTGAAAGGATGTTGCATGTTTTGGGGCTGCTACATATTCGCCCTCGCTATCGTGGAGGGGATGTTGTGCCATTCCCGGAGAGTAAAAGGGTGAACCTGTGGAGCGGATAAGAATTTTTGACCCACCAGAGATAGGGTATGATGGGTCCATTATTCACAGCAGTGATTACACCGAAGTGTTAGGCGTACCGCAGTATGATACGGGCCATGAGGTTCAGCATAAGGACTACGGTTCAACCGCACAGCGTATCAGGGTTTTCTTACCATCGGGGTTACCTATTGGCCCGAATCATGAGCTTGAAATCCGTGGGGTCAAGTACAAAATCTTGCACGCCCCATTCGATTGGGCTATAGGTCGAGCGCCTTGGTTTCAGCGCCACAGTCCCATGATTGAGGTAATGTGTGAAAGGCGTGATGTAGATGGCTGATAAATTCGCTTTTCGTTTAGATAGTGATGCTATCAATGCGATGCTGCGTGAAAACTTCATGAGCGTGGTTGAGGCTAAAGCGGCGGAGGTTGCGGCCAACGCTAGGGGCATAGCGAACCCCAAAATGCCGGTTGAATCTAGAAGCGAGATCAATAAATCAGGACGGCCGGTGGGGTTGGTCACGATCATGCACGCGGGCGGTTTGAACTCACAAGCCAAGCATGGGACACTAACCAAAGCGGCAACGGCGGCGGGGCTTGATCTGAAACGCTATGGGGGCACAAAGTAAATGCTTGAGAAGGATAAACGCTTGTTCATGTCACAGGATGCCACCGCCAAGGTGCGTGAGTTTCTGGCACAAAACGAGGCTTTCAAAAAGCGCACATCAGCAATGCTGCCCCTCAAATACTCGCCCCAGAAAAACGGTTGGCATGTGACGGTCCAGTCTGATGGGATCATTAATGGGGGTAAGGGTTTCACTGTTGAGGTGGTGCGTGTCACAGTGCATTCATATGATATTCCTTCCGCAACCCGAATCATGCGCACAATCGACGCAGGTCTAATATCCTTTGGGGGCAGGTGGAAACTAGGGGTGCAAGCCTCAACCAACATCATCACCACACCGGACAGTAAACTCGGGGGATATGTTTCTTCCGCAACATACAATATTTTCGTGAATAGGATTGCATTATGAGTATTAAGCAACGCAACCCGCAAAACGTGAAAACGATCACAGATGCGGTGGTGTATATCAGCTATGCTGATGATCCGAAGGTTAGTAAGAATGGTGTTTTGGATCACACTTGGATGACCTTGGGGATTCTTAAGGATGACCAAGAAATTGATTTGAACCGGGCGATGGAGATTCAGGAAACCAAGGGCTTGGGTATGGGCACTGTGGCTGTTACGGGTAAGCCGGGCTCGGTGGTTCTTAAGGTTCTGGTGCTTGAAGAGAATGATGCTGTGAACAGTGTGCTTTGGCCGGACCGCACTAAGGGTACTACGCCTTCTAAGCGTATTGATGGGGCTGAGATTCTTTTGCACAGTGCCGTGTTGGCCCGCCCGTTTGTGGCTGTGGAGTACGAGTTTAACGACGGCTCGCACCGCCTGTTGGTGTCCCGTACCCGTACCGCGGCTAAGGGTGAGAACCTGAGCAAGGGCCAAGAAGCTTCCGGTACCGAGATTGAAATCAATGTGCTACCGGATACGTTCAAGGCTGTGTTTGAAAAGTTGGACTTTGTGCCAGATGAGAAGCAGGAAATTATCGACCTGGAGCGGTTTACTAACACGCTTCCGCAGGCTAAGAAGCTTGTTAAGCTTCCCGCCGGGGCTACTGGCGGTACCTGGAATCTGCGCATCAACTACAACGAGACCAAGGATTTGGCGCATGATGCTAACGCCGATAAGGTCAAGGAGGCTTTGCGTGAGATTGCGGGCGGCGAGGAAGCAACAGTTTCCGGCTCCGCCACTGCCGGTTTCACGGTCGAAGCGTTCGAGGGTATCCTTGCTGCCGTGAGCCATCTTGAGGGCGCGACTGGCCAGATCACGGTTGAGGACGCGCCGTAAAAACTGTCACTGTGACATTAATGGGTGATGTAAACATACCACCTTTAATGTCACTGTGATGATAAAAGCATGGGGTTCAGGGGCGCACCCAACACCAAGACGCCCCCAATTTTCAACATTTCAATAACTACCTACAGGAAGGTTCACCCCAATGAGCGCAACCCAAAAAGAAGCTGTGGAAGAAACCACCACCGTCAAAATCACCGCAACCCTACGCGGCCAAGAAGTAACAGTCACAATCCCCGCAACCCTCGAAGACATGAGCCTCGATGCTTACGATTCCTTCTGTGATAAACCAGTCGCCGTGTACCGGGATATTCTTTCCCCCGAGGATTGGGGTAAACTTAAGGCCACCGGCGCAACTTTGCGCGATTTTCAGAAGCATGTGGTTCCCCTCATTGATAAGGAATGGGGCCTTACGGGAAAATAGAATTACTCCCCTACATTCGTGAGCACGAAGACCTTGTGGAGCAGGACCTTGCTTTTATGGGTATTGACTATCGTGATTTTTGGCGCCCCAAAGGCGGTGACTCGCGGCTTACTCTTCGGCGGCTATTAGTACTGGTAGACGGCCTGGATCGTACACGGTCTAGGTTTTGGTCGGAAATATTGGATATTGATAGGCTATCAATCGAGGGCTATATTCTTGCCGATATTTTCGCAGCTATCACTTCTGGGGAGCGTCACCCCATGGCAACCATGCGTGAGGGTGCCAGGAAGCAGAAAGCCTTAGAGGAACGTAAGGAACGCTATTTCAGGATCAAGGCTGAGCGTGAGCGCAAACTTGCGTTGGCGAAGGGGATAACTTAAGAAACATTTTTTGCGGGGCAGGCCACTGGTTTGCCCCGTCTTTTTTAATACTTTTATTATCTTAGTGAGGTTACCATGTCAGCTATCGGCTATGCTTCTCTACCGATCACAGTGTCCCTAAGGGGCATGAATGCGGCTATCAAAAAGCACTTAGAGGACCCTGTGAATAGTGCCGCAACAAAAGCTGGGAAGAAGATTCAAGACGAGCTCACCTTGGGCATTGATGGTTCCGCTAAAGCATTTGAGCAGGCGAAACGTCGTGAAGCGCAAGCCCAGGAAAAAGTCAACCAGGCTATGCAAAAAACTGAGCAGGCCCAGGCGAAGGTTGAGACTAGTACGAAGCGGCTTGAGGCTGCGGAGAAGAATCTTGAGTCGGTGCGTGTCTCACAGAATGCTAAGGTTCAGGATGCGGAGTCGAAGCTGCAAACCCTGAGGGAAAGCAGTACCGCTACTACGGAGCAGTTGGAGTCTGCGGAACGTAAGCTTGATGCAGCTAGGGCTAACCAGGATGCGAAAATTGCCCAGGCGGAAGCGAAGGTTTCCGCAGCTAGGCAGCAACAATTAGGGTCCGTGAGTGCGCTTGAGGGCGCGGAAACCGCGTTGTCCAATGCGCGCGGTAGGGCTAGTGATGCTGCCGATAATGTGGCCGCGGCACAGCGCCGCATGGCCGATGCTTCCGATGTGGGTTCCGCAAAAATGCAATCCCTGGGGGCCACGTTTGATAGTGTGGCAGGCCAGGGCGCGGGCTTGTTTGGCCAGTTGGGTAAAGTGTCGGGGCTGCTTGCTGCAGGCTTGGGGCTTGCTGGTGGTGTGGGTTTCCTGAGCGAAGCAATTAAGGAAGGCCGAGAATTTGATGGTGTGCTAGGCTCCCTCGGTGCCGTGACTGGTTCTACCGCGGAGCAGCTAGCAAAGGTTAAGCAGCATGCTAAGGATTTGGGTAATGATGAGTCGCTGGCTGGCACTTCGGCAGCGTCTGCTGCTGACGCTATGCTTGCCCTGGCTAAGGGTGGCATGGATGTTTCACAGGCTATGGATGCGGCTAAGGGCTCGATTCAGCTTGCTGGTGCTGCGCAGATTAGTGCTGGTGACGCGGCGGATTTGCAGGTTGCGGCACTGAATAGTTTCCATTTGGCGGCGGATCAGGCGACGCGTGTTGCGGATGTTCTTGCAAACACCGCAAACAACACGGCCACGACTGTGACTGATCTGGGTGAGGCCTTGAAAATGGCGGCCCCGACCGCGGCAACACTGGGTGTTTCCTTAGAAGACACTAACACCTATATTGGCTTGTTTGCTAACCAGGGCGTGAAGGGCACCATGGCCGGTACCGCCATGCGCTCAGCTTTATTGTCTCTTACATCACCTTCTAAGCAAGCCGCAAAAGCCCTAGAAAACATGGGTATCCAAGCATTTGACGCCGATGGCAAGTTCGTTGGCCTGAGAGAAATCACAATACAGTTGCACGACGCGCAAGAGCGCATGGGTGAATCAGCATTCCTTGCCGAAGCATCTACCGCGTTCGGGCGTGAAGCCGTGTCATTTGCTACCACCGCGGCAAGTAGTGGTGTTGAAGCGTTTGATAACCTGCGTGGAAAAATGGATGCGGTTGGCACCGCGGGTGAAACCGCGGGCGCTAAGCTTGGCGGGTTGAATGGCGCCATGGAGCGCTGGGATAATGCCTTGTCAGATGCTAAATTGCGCATCTATGAGGTGATCGCACCGCACCTTGAGGTGTGGATGGATCAATTGGGAAAGTCTGTTGGTAGCGTTGCCGAAGCTTTCTCTAAAACTGTTGAATGGATTCGCCAACACAATGAACTTGTGGGCACGATTGCAGCTATGATTGGTGGCGTGATTGGTGCGTACACCATGCTGAAAGCGGTTCAGGCCGGGGTGTGGGCTGTTGGTGCTATCAGGAATTTCATGGTTTTACTTCAGGCGATGCCTGCCCTGCTAGCCGCACAGCGGGCCGGAACCTTGGCAGCCACAGCCGCTAACCTGGGGTTGACAGGCAGTTTCACAGGGTTGAACGCGGTCATGGCCATGAACCCGTTCATTGCATTGGGCTTGGCTATTGCTGCGGTGGTTGCTGGCCTGGTGTATTTTTTCACCCAAACCGAAACTGGTAAACGCCTTTGGGGCGAGTTCACAGACTTTCTTAAGAATGCTTGGGAAGGCGTCAAGGAAGGCTTGGCTAATATTGGGCAGTGGTTTAGTGAGAAATGGCAGGCAGCCACCGAAGGCTTGTCCTCACTAAAAGATAAGGTCACCAACACTTTTAACGAACTAGCTGCGCCTGTGAAAGACTTCGCTGGGAATGTTGGCACGTGGCTTAGCGAGGGTTGGGAAAACCTCAAAACCGGGGCCGGGGTGTTCAAGGACATCATCGGTGATGCTATCAGTAAAGGCTGGGAAAATGTTAAGGACATTTTCAGTGCCAGCATCGACACCGTGAAAGAAGTGTTTTCCGGCTTCTTCGTCGCCCTGGTGGACATCGTTACCGGTAACTGGGAGGATGTGCCCAAAGCTTTTGGCCGCATGTGGGACCACATTAAGGAAATTTGGGGCGAGGCCGGGGAGAACATTAAGAACCGGTTTAACGAGTTTGCAGAGAACGTGAAAGGCAAACTGGGGGCGTTCAAAGACGCGGCTGTGAATAAGATTAAGAACATGTGGGGAGATATTGTTCAGGGCTTCCACGCTGGTGTTGCCAAGGTGATTATCACGGTGACCGGCTGGAAGAATCAGTTCCTCACCCACCTTGCGGAGATGATTAGCAAGGGCCTCAAGTTTGCGCAAGAGTTCCCGGACAAGCTTAAGAATTTCTTCGCTAAAGCGGGGGCGTGGCTGGTCAACGCTGGTATTAATATTTTCACCGGTTTGCTTAATGGCCTGCGTGAGGGCTTCGCTAAGGTCATGAACTGGCTGGATGAGAAGGTTTCCGCTATCCAGGACAAAGTTTCCAGTGTAGCATCTTCGGCGTTTAGTATCAACACTGAGGGGTCCCGTCACGCTAATGGGGGTATTGTCGGATATGCTCGTGGCGGTTTGGCTTTTGCTAAGGGTGGCGAGAATCACACTGCGACGATTGCGGCACCCGGGGAGTGGCGTGTGTGGGCTGAACCGGAAACCGGTGGTGAGGCCTATATTCCGTTGGCCCCGGCTAAGCGGGCACGGTCTACCGCTATCCTGAGCAGGGTTGCTGATATTTTCGGCATGCGTTTGCAGGATAAGGCCACTGGTATGCCTGTGCAACCTACTTACACCGGGAATATTTATGGGGGCCAAAAGTTTGCCGAGGGTGGTGTTACCGGCCGTGACCTGGTAAGGTTTGCCCAGGGCTATTCTGTGAAGGGCTATCAGGCTTCCCGCCCGCTTGAGGGGGCACCGTATGTGTGGGGTGGTTCAAACTGGGGCGACTGTTCCGGCGCGATGAGCGCTTTCGCTGCCCTGGCTGCTGGCATAAACCCATTCCCCCGGAAGTTTGCTACCGGGAATCAGGGCGACTGGGGCGCTTCTCATGGTTTCCACAGGGGTGTTGGTGGCGCTAACACGTTCACCATGTGGTGGTTCAATGGCGGCCCGTGGGGTGGGCACACTGTTGGTAAAATCGACTATGGTTCCGGTAGTGTGTTTGTTGAAATGGGTGGCCAGCGGGGTAATGGCCAACTGGGGGGCATGGCCGGCGCTAACCTGTCCCAGTTCACTGATGCAATGTTTATTAGGTTGCGTGGTGGCGGCCCACAGTATTCTGCTGAAAAGTTCGAGGAGACCTTGGACCGTTTCGACGGCCTACCAGGCAAGATTGATGGCATCACCTATAGCCCCGATAGTGGTGGGTTCACCCTGGATTCGGGTGTCGCAACTACCCGTAGCGGGGATTCCACAGGTTCGGGTACCCCCGGCTGGGGGTCGGCCGCTGAGCTGCATAAGGCTTTGGCGAAGTTTTATGGCTTACAGGAAACTAAGAAGGGCACTGCGCTTACTGGTAGTGGCAACGAGTACACGGGTAGCGGGGTTGCTGGACCCAAAGAATTGGGTGACCCGCTAACGCTTGACCCTGATAAGGATGTTCCCTATGGGCAGCAGGGTAAGAAGCATAGTGGTTGGGGTCATGATTATTTCGTTCACGAAATTTCCCGGCGCGCTAAGGATTACTCACTTTCTTCTAAGGGTGCAATGATCGGTGTTGCTACCGCTTTGGTAGAGTCCGGCGACCCCCTGAAAATGTTTGCAAACGCTAAGGTTCCAGGATCGTTGGCGTTCCGTCACGATGCTGTCGGGTCGGATCACGACAGTGTTGGCTTGTTCCAGCAGCGCCAAGCGGGGTGGGGTACCCTAGCGGAACGCATGGACCCCTACAAATCGGCGGGCTTGTTCTATAAGGCCATGCTATCGAAGTTCCCGGGGTGGGAATCCATGTCACCGGGTGCTGTGGCGCAGGGTGTGCAGGTGTCCGCTTTCCCCACACGGTACGCAACCAAGATGGATCGGGCGCTGTCCCTGGTCAAGGGCACCGGCTTGTATGATAATGGTGGCTGGTTGCCTTCTGGCGGTATGGCTGTGAACCTGTCCGGTAAGCCGGAACGTGTGCTAACCCATCAAGAGTTCCTCGGTCTTGACCATTTGGCTAACTCGATTGATAGTTTGGTCAGTAAAATGGAGCCCATTGTTGAGCGTATCGGCTCGCAGTGGGAGGAACGCCGCGCCGACTACGAGGGCGACTTCCTGGGCTCCGCGCAGATTGTTCAGGATGCTGAGCAGGGGTTGGCGGAAACCCGG